GCATGGACGGCTGACGTGGGGTGAGTTGTCTCCAGAGTTACGGGAGACAGCGCTTTTGCCTGCGATAAGAGGTGGGCACGTCGTAGACCGGCGCTTCAAAGCCGCCTATATTCGCGTTTTAGGCAAGAGCTTTGCGTCAAAGTGTCGCTCTTACACTAGGAGTGGCGCAAGCCTGGATGCGTTGTACGAGTCGCTTCGTAAATACGAACGTGACTACCCGGTCATGCGCTCTTTACCAAACTGGGTCCGCGAAAGATTAGCTCGTGCAATCAACGCGGCGTACGACGTATTCTACATCCCTCTCCGACCACTGCATATTAACGATGTGGTCGTTGAGCCTGGCACCAGCCCGGGTGCTAGCTGGCGCCTTTTTGGGCGTCGGGGAAACAAGGGGGACCCTAGTGTTGACGCTGAAGCGCGGGCTCGAGCGCGTGTTCTTCTCACCATCATGTCTCGTGGAGCTGTGCGCTTCACCAAATTGCCTCCGTGCCTGGCGTACTACAGAACGCAGTTGGCTAGGGTAAGTAAGCCTAAAGTCCGATTGGTGTGGGGGTACCCGTATGAAATCAACCTTATAGAGGGTATCTTCGCTCAAGCCTATGAGGCCAAGGCTTTAGGTGAGCTGCCCATCCTACCGCGCACGGTGAGCTGGGTCGCGTATGCGCTCGACCGGGTGAGAACATTTCCTTACCAGGTCGGACTCGACTGGAGTGGTTTTGATTCATCAGTACCACCCTTCCTGATTAAAGCAGCTTTTGGTATTATCAAGAGCTGCTTCAGGGAATCAGGTGATGAGTACCTTCGGGTGCTCGATCAATTGGAGTACTACTTTATTCACACTCCGATTGTCATGCCTGATGGTCGAGTTGCCCAAAAGCATGGTGGTATTCCCTCAGGGTCCAGATTTACCGCTATAGTCGGTAGCATCGTCAACTGGATCCTAATCTACGCCATGACTGATGGGGCGGCGCAGTCTCTACACACGGTCGGGGACGATAGCCTTTTTGGCTTATTTGAGCGTCCAAACCTCAACGAGTATGCATCTTTCGCTAAAGCGTTGGGTATGCGACTTAGTGTAGAGAAGTCTGAGGTGGGTAAAGACGTAAGTTTCCTTGGACGTCGTTGGGCACCAGGGACCACCACCCGTGACTCAGAACGCTT